CCGACCGTTCTTCTCACCTTCGCGCCATTTCATGTGTCCGTGCTTGCAACTTGGTGCTTCTTGTGCTTCAGCTGTACCGATAATGTCCTGCATTAGATCCAATGCTTTATCTAGAGTTACTGGAGCATCTACTACCTTCATATATTCATTGACTGGAGTAGTCCAATAATCCTGCTCTGGTACGACATCTTGTACCACTGGCTTGATAACGCGTGGCGTTACTACCTTGCTCATTTCTTCTCGACTTGGGCGTTTTCCTTTAGCTGCATAACCTGCATTTGCAAGTGCTCTGCCGATCGCCGAAGTCTCGCAATTCTCCAGTGCTGAAGTCGAATTAACACCTCGATCAGTAATCTTCTCTTCAGCGTACCCTGTTGCCCACGCAATGACATCGCTAGCAGTCTTAAATAGATACGCCTTGACGATGTATCGATCTTTCTCGACCACTTCCAATTCAGTTGCAATGCGAAAATCAGCATAATCTTTAATAAACTTTTCAAGTCTCACCTCGACTGTCTCGTAATCGGCTAAATTAAACATACAGATCGTTCTCCTCTGTGGCGAGTTGCCCAGCTAGTGCTCCGTAGCTGCATAAATCGATCCAGTTGTCGATGTGCTGCGCTGATTGATTAGTCCTAGCCAGTTTAACTAAGACCATGATGCCTGCCACCTGATAATCATGGATAGGCATCTCTAAGTAAGCACTAAGCAACATGGCTGTGTGTTCTAGGTTGTCGGCAGGATGCCCATACTGAAGCCCACGATCTCTAATTGTGTCGGTGGCTGTTAGTAGAATCTCATTAGCTCTCATTTATCGGCCAAGCTGCGGCCTAGATTACGAGCCTTATGCCAGCCTTCTCTGCGACCATCCTTAAAGCCTTGTGAATACCATAGAACATTGGAAATCAAAAGCAATCCAATCATCCCTATAATTACTACTGAGTTAATCATTGTGTACCTATCTGTAGCAGTGCCCTTGACTGCTTACAGACTTAGAGTCTCATGCCTATCTGACAATGTCTAACACATTTAGGTAACGAAACGATAACGATTATCTAGGTCTGCCGTAGGACTTTCCGGACACAATGAATGTGCCGTCTTTCTCAATGTTTATTAGATCCACCTGCACCTTAGATCCATGTACATACATAATGGCGAACGCTTGCTGCCAGTTGGCCGATCCTTTCGTGTAGTGGGCTTGCTTAAAGTCCATTAAATTGCCTACCTCGACACCATGCAGGACACGCCCTATACGCCCTCCAGAGGCCTCTGAGAAGGCCGAACGGCCTGCTCTGTGGGTATGACCTGAGATAACATTCTTGCCATGCCTACGAGCCGCTTCTAGGGCTGATAGACCCCCTTGTGGCTTGATTGGTGTGTGATCTCCATGGACTGCAATCCAGTTCGGAGCAATAGGCATAGGGTTCTTGTGGAAGGTAATGCCTAGTTCATCGAACCTCATAAACTTCTCAAAGCGAAGCTCTGGCAATGCACCAAAGGCAGGCACTTTAGCCATAATAATGTTATACAGGCGATCTGTGTGATTACTACGGATGCAATCTGTCACGCCTAACTCCCAGAGGAGCTGCACAGCTTGATTGCGATCATCATCTAGGGTCTGTGCATAACTGCCCATGCGCCCTTCTTCCCACTTGCTTATCTGTGGTAGATCAATCTCATCACCTATTGTCACTACTTGATCTGGCTGAAACTTTGTGATGAAACTGGCAAGGTTACGAGTTGCTACCCTGTCATGATATGGGACTTGTAAGTCCGATACAATCACGATTCGCTTAATCGTCATCCTCATCCACGTAATCGCCTAATTTTTCTGGCGGTATGCCATCGGGCAAGATCCAATGAGGATAAGCCTGTGGCTCGGTAATCATAAACATGGCTATGTCCTCTGCAAAACCTGCTCGCTTCAATGAACTAAAATACTCATAAAGCCCAATGCAGTAAGCATCTAATTTAGAGTAGCCTTGCTCCTCTAGCGCCTTAGTTGCTTTTCTTGCCATGATAAAATTATCTCTTTTCTAATAGTGAGATGATGGTATCGACACGCGCTTCCAGTCTAGTAACTTGATCTCTTAACGATGCTCCGCTATTGGGCTTTAGTTCGCTAAGATAATGCTTGACCAGCCAGCGGATAGAACCTACGAAGCCAGTAACGATTGAGATAATTGCAACTGCTAGAGCCGCCCAGTTAAGGGCGTTCATTATTCGACTATTCCGTAGGAATCATCTTTAGGATTTAGCCAGCGCAATACCGGTGGCAAAATAGAAGCAACGCCTGCATAAGCTAATGCTTTAGGGTCAGTCACTCCCGATGCCGCAAGTGTGAGAACAGCCGCAAGGAAGGCTCTTACCCATGATCCTGACATCTTCTTCAATTCGTACATTACTGGCTCCTAACATAGGTATCTGAAAAAAAGCACCATCATTGTCAGCCTTTTTCGTAAAGCTGATATGCGCATGCTTAGTGTGTTTGTTAGCCCCTGTGTATTTACGCCACTTCCATCCAAGTATAGGAGAGGCAATTCTGCCGTTGAATATGATGTAAGCAATTCTTTTCTTGCGATCAGACTTTGCATACTTTCGAATCTCATCTGCAAGATCTGGCATGATTTCTGGCTTGGCTTTGCCGGACAAATCAGCATCGATGTCGATAGCACGAACCCATCCTTGAGCATCTGGAATATGATCAGACTTGCCAGCACGCATGTGCCGTACATCTGCGATCCAACCGTCACTCGCACGATCACGCTCTGAGAATGAATCGTCAAATTGTTCTCGTAATTGTTGAGCAGCTTTACTTAATTTGGGCTTCATGGTGCAACAGGAAACTTCGCATCCTCGGCTTTGCCAGCTTGTGCAGGTAGATCACGCAATGCTTGGCGATAAGTAGCCCATGCTACTTTGTCAGTTGGTGCGTCTGTGTGCATTGTCCAATCAGAAGCAGCAAGTTCGCGATTGCGCCAAACTTTGATTTGCTCCCATTTTTGATCATTTGATGCTGCACTGAACAAAGAATTAAATTGAAATGTCATAATTAGGCCGCCTGATAAATAAAGAAGAATTCGAAGTAATCTGTGTTTCCCCAAGTAAATGGAACAGTTGAGGAAGTATTAGTATAACCAGCATAAGTTCCTGATGTGTTTATTGCTCTTAAATACATATCAGAAGTACCGGCTGTTTCATAACCCAAAGGGTAGGCAGCTGCAAAATTATCAACCAAGTTGCCAGTTGCTTGTACTGCACCGCTAACAGTAACGGGCAGACTTACAACGATTCCCCCTGTAATTGATGAAGTTGAACCAAGCGTAAATTTAACTTGACCGACAACAGTCTTACCGCTTTGAGCATAACGAGCAATAAGAGTGCCATTGCCCTGAGTAAGTCCTGAGATCGTTGGCGTGTAATTTGTGTAAGTGCCAATAGCGGGAACAGCCCACTTTATTCCAGTTGCTTCACCGCTTGCTGCAACGAGAGTTGTGTCATTTGCTCCCACTGCAAGTCTTGCAGCTGTGTCGGCAGCTGTGCCTGCAATCAAATCACCCTTAGCATCGATGATTGTTTTAGCAACCATTGTGCCCATTGTGGTGTCAATCGCATTGCCTAGTGTGCGAATCGCTAACGCGCCATTCTTTACTAGATCTGTATTGTCTGGCTCTGGCCAGCTATAGATTGGACTTGTTGCCATTTAAGATAGTACTCCTGTCGCGTTGTTCCAGATAAGTGTAGCATTTGTGGTTGCCCATGTTATTGTGCTAGGCAAAACTGTATCCCATTGTGTCGTTGATAGTGAGAACTCTGTAGCTGTGATGTAAAGGGTTATCTCGACATAACTTGGAGTTGCTCTCAGAGCTACATTCTCGACAAAGCCTTCGAATGTGCCACCCAAAAGGTTGCTAGGTAGGTTGTTGATCAGCATAGGCTGTCCGAAATAAACTCCAACAAGGCTGTCAAGCATTGCAGTAGTCATGTCTGGGTTATCTAGGCGAAAAGTAATAGCCCCTAGGGATCCTTTAGGCACTCGTCTTAGATTTAACTCTCTATTGGCAATATCCGTGATGTCTGCAAGGTTCTTAATGTTAGAGTCAAATGAACGCTCAAACAGGCCGTAGGTGGCTATGGAGTCCGCGTCAGAGGTACTATAGGTGCTGCCGTATCCTGTGGCGTAGCGATAGATAAGGCTGTTACGGATGCGAGCAGTCTGAGTTGTTGATTTGATAGAGGATGGTGATGCAAATGAGCCATCGAGGAAAGTATAGCCATTTGCTGCGAGAGTGTTAGATCTGTGGTCTGCATCGTCATAAGAGACATCTCCATCTTTCTCCTCGTAAAGCTGACCTAGTGCGCTAGTAGCAATCTGGTCTGCAAGGGTTTGAGACTTAGCAGAAGCACTGGCTGCAAGTGCGATCATTGTGTAGAAGCCTGAGTCAATAGTGCCAATGTAGGACTCGGCATCATTCCATGTGACGGTTGCTGAATAGGTGTCCCATGTATCTGTTGGAGTTACCTCTGCCCATGACAGGTTAAGAGCTGCGCCAAGGATCGCACTTATCTGTGCGCCATCTAAATCTTCTGAAAGGGCTGTGTTATAGACAACTTTTGTTAGTTTAGCCAGTGAGCCAATGCCAAGAATTGTGCCAGTAGTAATGTAGCCAGTTTCATCTGGGCTTCTTACTCCCACATTGAAATCTGATACTTCGCCACCAAACACGGTGACATAAGTGCCACTGCCATTTTTTAACTCTAGGGTAATTGGTTCAGTGACATTAATTGTAAAGGCTGCATTAGTAGTGTTGATAATTTCTACTTGGCAGTAACCTGCTGTGGATTGTCGATCAATATCTAAACGACCAGATGCAAAAGAGACAGAGGTAACAGTCGTATAGACATCATCACCTACTGTAACTCGCCATTCTGGAAGCCATGTCATACTGCTATAAGTCCTCTGAGTGTGCCTCGGTAGTTAGCCTCGACCAATACATTCTCAATAGCCTCTGCAATGGCGTTTGGATCACCGATGCCAGTATTGACATTTACAGTAAAATTAAACTCACGACCATTAGGGCTAATACCTGAAAGCATGCCTGTGTTGGGTGTGTATTCTTTAAGGTTAGGCTGGATCTGAGTGATCACGCCACCAAGAGCAGCAACATTGGCATTAGTTTCAGCGATAGTTGTAGCTGGAGTCATACCAGAAATAGATGGTGCTGGGGTGGCTGCTACTGATGCAGTCTTAGAGCCAGTGTTGGCCAGATTGATAAGACCAAGTAAGCGCAAAGCCTCGTTGAGATTAGCAAGATTGATCAGATCTTTAGGCATCAAGGTATCAAGGATAGATTTAATGTCTAAAAGTTTTACATTTTGCTGACCTAAAGCTCCAAGGATTTTAAGGTCTGCATTAAGTTTATTGGTTGCAGCCACAATCGCTGCTTCATCCTTAGAGGCAATTGCATCTTCCAAGGCAAGGATTGACTTCTTGACATTTAATCGAGCAGTGTCATTAGCAATTTGCAAGACTTGTGTTGAAGTAGTTGCTTTGCCCAGTTGCTCAGCCTGATTGGTCAGAGCTGCTGCAATCTGGATCTTGTCCATGTCAAAGACACCAGTTGCTTTATTAAGGGCAAGGTTGGCATTATCTAGTGCAATCTGGGCTTTTTTGTCCTTTAGAATCTTAGACTGAGCTGTTGCCTGTTGCTTGGCTAGGTTTGTTACTGCCTTAGCAGTTTTAACCTCTGTTTGGCCCGATATGGTCATAGGGGTTCTAAATGGTCTAGGTTCTTGTTTATACTTTTGTAGTCCAGTAAGTAAAGTGTTTATGCCTAGTGGATCACTTAACAAAGACAAAGCAAGTGAAGCCCCGGGAATCT